TTCTTGTTCTTCTTCAATTGTTGAATCATGATGATCATGACGCCGTAATCTTGTTTTATTGGCTCTATTAGCTTTGTAATCGCCATATATGCGTTTGCGTTTTGCAGATCCTCCTCGACCATCAAAAACAATTATGCAACGTGAAGGGCGAAAATCTCGAACTGTTTTACCAATAGAATACAAGAAACCAGTAATGCCTCCTATGTGATCTCCATCCTCGTTATATGCTGGAGTAGCGCCGAATGCTCTGATGAAAGCATTTAAGCCGTCAAAAATCATGAGATGATCATTGACTTTTGACGGACCTAAATTCTTTTCTTGTTGTAACTCTTTAAATAATCTTTGATACTTATTCATCTATCATTCTTCATCATAAACTTCATCAGTGATAATCACATCATCAATTCCGCCATCAATTCCGGCTTGGTATTTGAATATGTAAGCATCGCAGATTCTTTGATATAACCGTTCTTTCACTTCTGGTTTTGTAATCACCTTTTCGAGAAAGTTTTTTGATTGAAATTTGATTTCACCATATGTTTCCCCGGTAGCGATATCAACATCTTCCAATGTATAATGTGCACCCGCTTGTTTCACTAGATCAAATTTCTTCATTGTTTCTAACCAACCACCATAATTATCAATTCCCGAATCATAGTAGATTTCATAATTTACCTTGCGGTGCGGTGGCCCCATTCTGTTCTTAACAACTTGCACTTCTGTTTTGCTACCAACAACTTGTTCAACTCCATTTATCTTGGCTTTGATCATTCCGGTATTCTTTAAACGAAGACGAACTGATGCATGAAATGGAATTGCCTTACCACCTGCCGTTGTCCATTGGTCTCCAAATGATACACCCATTTTGGTTCTGAGCTGATTGGTAAATATCAGGCAAATTCGTTCTCGGGCAATCCAATTGGTAACTTTACGCATTGCTTTTGATAGAATAATTGATTTGCTAGTTGCATAACCATCTTTGTCATATTCTGCAGACATTTCAATTTTAGTTGAAGCACCCATGATTGAATCCACAATAATCGTAACTAAACGATCTTTGTCTGATTTACGTACTTGTTCAACTATAGTTTCAATTGTTTCAAAAATTTCTTCAACTGTCTCTAATGGAACATACAACATGGTTTTCAAATCAACACCAATTGCTTGTAAAAACTCACTGCTTGTTGCTGATTCAGTATCAATGTAAACTGCTAAACCACCTTTCTTCTGCGTTTCTGCTAAAGTATGTGCTGCTAACAAAGATTTACCAGATGCTTCTAATCCGGTGATTTCAGTGATTCGGCCTACCGGGAATCCTCCATGGGGACGATTTGATATTGCTAAATCCAAAGAATCACAGCCAGATGAAATCCATTCTTTAACATTGCTCGGCGAATCTGCATCTCCATCTAAAAAGAAAGCTGTTTTAAGAGCTTGTCCTTTAAATTGTTTGTTGATGCTTTCTGCTAAGGTGTTTGCTAAACTGTCTTCGATTTCTAGTTTGCTTTTAGTTTTCGCCATGATTTACTCCTATGAATTGAATAAATCATTGAATGCTGCAGATACATCTTCAACTTTACTTGCTGCCGGACTTGGAGTTGCGGCCTTTGCAGTTTTAGCTGGTGCTGCTGCTACTGGTGCATCATCTTCATCTTCATCAACATCTGAGTCAGCTGATTCTGGATTCATCCATTCTTTAAGAGCTGCTTCTAATTCTTCATAAGTTGGTTCTGGAAATAAATCAGTGATTTGAGGTTGATTCATGATTTTTTGTGCAATCTCTTTATCTTCCGTTGCTGGTTGTGTATTCGGTTTAACGCGAATTGATGTTTTTGGATAATTTGCACCTTCTGCCGGAACAAACTCTACATCAATGTCACGACCATTCATAAGGTCCGTAATATCACCATAATCTGCATCTGAAATGATTGAAAGAAGTTCTGTGTAAATTGTTTTACCAAATCCCCAAAATTTAACTCCTTCAGACTCTTTTCCACGCACGATGATTGGAACATAAGTTCTCATTTTCGGTTCAATTTTACGACCCATTAGCCATTCATCTTTGTCTCCAGTTTTCTTTAATTTGTCTGCAAACTCGACGATCGGATCTGCATTACCAAATGAAATTGGCGACAACATGGATTTCTTTCCGATGTCATAATGAAAATACAATTCTAAAAACGGATTGTCTTTGCGGTGGATGTATGGCACGATTCTAATACGTGATTTTCCTGCTTCAGGTTTCCACAAATTTTGTTTTTTGTCATCAGTTTTGTTTAACTGATTAAGCTTCGCCTTTATGGCGTCAAGATTTAAGCCCATTGGTTAATTCCTTTTTGTTAATTGGTTAATAAAAATATAAATTATTAATTATAATATAGATAATTAATTCGGTAAATCAAAGTAAATAGTTAAGTTTTTTATATAAATAAATATCAACGCCATGAAAATTTCTTGAAGAAAACCAGGTCAATTACGCGGTATCCATCAGTATCTGTAAGTATGAATGAATTTTGATACATGCTCCAATCTAATTGATATGTTCGATCCAATACGCCGTTGTTTACCGCGCGGATTATTTCATTGAGTGCATTTACTGTATATAAAGTATTGGTTTCTTTTTTACGATGTATGCTAATGGTATTTTGTCCACGTTGCGTGCCGGCCGTTGCATTATACGTGCAATATAAATTGTCTGAAGCATCAGCATTTGCAAACACAAATATGCGTTGTTCTGGTATCTCGTAGCTTCCTTGTATGTAATCAATAATGATGTTTAAATCTGATCTGTGTGCAAATGTGCAAAGTAGTTGGGTTTTCACAATTCATATTCCTCGGTTATTTCAGTATCACTTAAATCAATTTTTTCTGCCCCAATGGCCTTTTCTATTATACGGATCTTGCCGGCATCGATAACTACATATCTAAAATCACCAGTAACACGTATGCGATCTTTTCTAAAAACAATGAAATTCAAATCCGTTCCGATGATAGAATCAACTGCTTCTTGCAGGTCTGTATCTAATGCATCTGGAGTTCTTACATATTTCAAACGTCTCAACTCTGCATTGATATATGTTATATCCTGGCTACCGTCTTCAATAGGTTTGATAATCAATGAGCCATCTGGATTTTTCTTTAATGGTTCAATTGACATTTCCACCGGTGTTGCATTCGGTCCTCGCAAGATAACATTGGTATAGCCTTGTATGTCAGAATTCAATGCATTTGCTTCACGGTAAAACTGCATCAAGAATTGCTTGTCTTTCATGTTCAAGTTGCCGGCTAAAATAAATGCTCTTCGTTCATCTAAATATGCAATTGAATCTAATAATGATTGATCAAAATATTTATGGAAATCAAATTTTGGGTTTTCCATGGTTCCACGTAATTGATCGATGCGTTTCAATGTGGTTACTATTTCATCCCAAAACTTAAATCTAGTTACACTGCCTTTAGTTCCTAATCGAATTGACTTTGCATTGCCTTTACCACCTGTATAATCTTTAATTTCATATGGCCGATTTTCAACAGTCATATCAAAAGTTGAGCCTCCTCCATTAATTCTGGAGCCATTGATTATGGTAGCTAGCAAAATTTCTCCTTTTCCTAGGCCTTTAGGTTCTATCCTTAATAAATCATGACCAATTCCGGTTCTGAAATTTATGGTGTTCAATGCATCTTCAGTTACACCTGTTTGAGAATACAACATGGCTGCAAAAGTTTTGCTTTGTTCTGCTTGTAAATTATTCAAAAAACTCAGCGTTGCTGCATCAGCTTCTGTTGGGAGCAAACTTAAATATTGACGAAATTCATTAACCTTACCAGCTTCAGTGATTGCATCGACTAGTAATTGATTTTCAATTGAATCAAATTGAACGGCTTCTGTTACTAGTTGCTTAACATGTCCTTGCGCTCGTTCAACAATTAATCGTGCTTCTTCTGGAGAAATTTGTGCAACTTCTAACAAAACATCATACAATACTTCATAATCACGTGAAGTTGAAGGATAACCTTTTGGTAGTCTGTAACACCATTCTGTAAGTATTAAATCAATTGTCATAACGATATAGTTTTCATTTTATTATAATTATAGCCCAATTTACATTTCACCGGTAAATTGCCTTGTTGTAAGGTTTCTTTGATTTTAGGTAAAAGCTCCCGTGCTTCTGCATATGTTACATCAAACAATACGGAATCATATGTATACAGAATCATGCAGCTTTGATGGTCTTTTAACACTCCTTGTACTTGTTGCAGTTTTCTTACGGATACTTCTGTTTCTAGTGCCTGCAAGTAATAGTTAAATAATTTATTTGCGGTCATGTTGGTAACCATGTCTCGGGTAATAGGACGTTTCAATATGGGTGTTTCAATGCATCCATCACGTTTCCATGAAGACCACAATGCATATACAAATTCATTGACTTGACGAAAAAATGGAATTGATAAAAATTCTGCGTCAATACCTCCATATAATAATCGAAATGTAACTGCTTTGCTTTCGTCTCGTTGTGTGTCTGTTAATTCTGCGGCATCAAAATAGAATCGACCTAAATAATCATGTATAGATGATGCTGGTAATTCATACCCTATTAGTTTTGCAATGAGCCGTACGTGGTATGAATCAAAATCCATTTCAACAAGTGCGCCTGATTCAAAACGACTACAGAATGCTTCACGTGTTCCATCTTCCTTGTTCATTGCTGCAAAATTGAATCCTCGAAATGCATTGCTAGGACGTCCTGTTATGGTGTGATAATTGTATTGTGAATATACTCGACCTGCGTGAACGATGTCTGGCATTCGAAATGTTTCTGTAACTTGCAATCCGTTGCGTTCAATTGCAGCAAATGTTTCTGGATATGTTGCATTAAACTGCAAATATGATTCTGTTAATTCTGCATTCACACACATTG